GTTATAAAGGCTTTAGGAATATAGAATTAGAAAGGACCTATATGAAATACAACGAAGATAAAATAATCAAAGAAATTCACGACTACATCAAAGGTACTTATGGTGAACATTATAGTACCACAAAAGACGGTTTCCAGGTTCAGGATATGTTAAGACACCTGAATATTGATAAAGACTTTTGCCAAGCAAATGCCATTAAATACCTTTGCAGGTATGGTAAGAAAGCTGGTAAGAATCGTAAAGACTTATTAAAAGCGATTCACTATGTTATATTATTAATGTCAAGTGAGGACAAGGATGCCAAAGGCAAAACTAACTAGAGAAGAAAAATATAATATTGCTTTAAAAAAGCATATCAAATGGATGAGGTCTTTAGGCCTAAACGTTTCAGATGATGGTAATATCATTAAGTCCCGAAGCATAAGTATTAATGAGGGTTATTACCCTACAACCGATTTATCAGATGTTCAACCAGCACCAGTCCTTTCTAATTACATTGGTGCTGGTGGGACAAAACAAGACAACTCTTGGAAAATAGAAGAGAGTAAAAAATTCACAATAGTACCAGCATATAACAAAGGTCCATATATGGTGGTTTCCAAATCAGACTTGAAGACAGCAGGAAGGAAAGTCTAATGAACGAAGTATTACAAATTATTGATGACCTGAAAAAGGTAAAACAAAAGTTGGTGAGTGGCGATACCACCGGTGCAATCAAATTGATTGACGAAACGGTTGCCTATAAGGAAAAAGAAGTCAAGGAGTTTGAGACTTGGCTTGAGGAAGAGCATAAACTAGAACAATCTGGAGTTGAAGAACAATACAATTTACCCTTTCCAGAGGGGGTACGGTAGTACGTAAAATGGTTGATTCGTCAATCCTGGTGCATCCTAGGCGCTTAAATATGTACAAAAAGCGAGACTTTATGCGATTTATTGGAGGCTTGACATTTCCAACGTTTTCCTGTATAGTATATACAATTAACTTGGGAGGGTTATAATATGTCGTTTAATTATAGTAAAGAGACTCTATTTGCAGAGTTTGATGTTGCAAAACAAAAAGACATTAAGTTGTCTAAAAAGAAATCACAATTTGATAAAGAGAATGACAAATTTGATAACAGAATACAATTCTTCAAAGACCATATAAAATTAAAGAAAGAAAAACCACAATACTATTCTAACATAGATGTGAATTTTGAAAAACTATTAGAAGCCTGGTCAAGTGCTAGTCCGATTGACCACTTTTATCAATCAGTTTTTGGTATGTCATATGCCGAAAAAATGAGAATATCTGAACTTGAATTAGCAGAGAAGAAAGCTGAAAGAGGTTTAGGTGAGTAATTATCTAACAGACCAACAAGTGGAGGAAATTGTGGATAAAGTAATAAAGAAAGTATGGGAGAAAATATTAATGTATGGTATTGTTTTAGTATTTGCATTTATATTAGTATCTTTAGAACTTAATAAAGCGAAAGCAGACGAGAAGTCAATTACGCCTACTGAATTTAAAGAGGCGATAGTTGAAGTACCTGGTAAAGTATCAGAGTTTGCTCAAAGTGAGTGGGAAAAAACAAAAGAGTACCAAGCAGAGTCTTGGGCAGATATGAAAGCACAATTTGTTTCTACAAAAAACAAATTAAGTGGTTTCTTTAGTAATTTGAATTTAGATTAATGCATAATATTAAACAATTTTGTGATAAGATAGATTCTATCAAGATGATGGCGGATGATTTGAGAAAAACTCCGCCGTCTGATAAGACATTAAGAAACAAGATTGAGGTAATTCAATCAGATTGTTTATTAGTGGCTAAGGGTAAAGTAGATATTGAATTTTTTGAGAATATAAATGATTATGAAAAGAATATTGATAAAGACAACCATTATGATTATAATGGTGTTGACATTAACAAATTGTAGTACCGTAAATAGAACTCACGTTGGTGCAGTATCAGCCGGTGCTTCGACTACAGCAGGTTGTGTTGCATTAGGTGTATCAGACCCATATGCTATTGCCGGTTGTGCTATTACAGGCTCTTTTATAGGTGCCGAACTATTATACAATTCAGATAAAGATGTTCATAACGCCGTATTTGTAGACCATTTAAATACAAGTGGTAACGGCTCAAGTTATACAAACTGGTATAATTCTAAAACTGGTAATTCAGGTATAATTCATATAACAAAATCATATACACAGGGGCCATTGAAGTGTAAAGAATATGACCACACTATTGACATTACAAATAGTTGGCCGTTAGTTGGTGTAGGTGGTGTTAATAGAGAAGTTGTATTTGGTACTGCTTGTCAAATGCCTGATGGTCAATGGATTAGGAAACCATAATGAGTGATAGATATAAAGAACGAATAGAACAATTAGAATTAGAGATTAAAGATAAAGAAACAGAAATTGAAATTTCAGGTCCTGTTAGAGTAAAAGAATTAGAAGAAGAAATTTATAATACAAAAGAAAGTGTGAAGGAGTTAAAAAAATATGTTTGACCCATTTAATAATTTTAGAAAGTATATGACCTGGACATTTGTGTTGATTGTATTTTTACTAATGTCTGGTATTGCTATCGGTAATGAGAACGGAGATTTATCTGGTAAAACTTATCCTGTTAGCAAAGTTAATACTTCAAAAGTCGGTGAGATATTAGACCGAATCGACCAAGTTAATAATGATACCTCTGTGTATCATCAAAAAATTCAGCCCCTGAATCCTGAAGATACAGGCGGCCAATACTGCTTTATTAAAGTTATCATTAAACAACAAGGTGATACTATAATAAAAGAAGAGGTTATGGAATGTGCTGATGGTAGGAAAAAGTTTGACGGTCCTAGTTATTGGGATTTGTTTGCTATGTTCTATTATCACGACATTAATAACCCCAAATATTGCCGAGAATATTCTCGGCCTAGACACGCCTTTAAATCATATGGTACAATGTGTCTAAAACCAAACGGAAAATGGGAGGTAAAGTAATATGATTAGAAACTTAATCATAGTTGCTCTTGCACTCATTATAATATATGATGTATCAAGTGACCAGGCGTTAGGATACGTTCAAACCACGCTTGACTTTTTACAAAGTTTAGTATATGATGTACAGGAGAGTAAAATAAAATGATGAAAAATAAAGTGAAAATTGTAGGTGCTATAGCAGTTGCGTTGATGTTGAATGCCTGTGCTGGTGGTACATACAAAATTAAATCTGAAAACGGAAAGACAATGAACCAAGTACCGAAGTGGTATATGTCAGACTTTTCTGAAAGAAAAGCTTGTGATACAGACCTAATTGGTAAGGGTAAAGATAAGTTATGCCTATTTGGTGTTGCAACAGCCGTTTCACCAGACCTTCAACTAGCAATAGAGAAAGCGAAAATGCAGGCTAAATCTGAAATCGCTGATATCGTTGCAGGTGAAATGAACAAACAATCTAAGCAGTTTATAACTGAATTAGGTAAAACAAATAGTAAAACAACCGTTACCGAGGTTGAGTCAACGTTAGTTAACGTTATCAAAAATACACCTGTAAGAGGTTATGAGATATGGAAACAAGACGTTACCAAAACAAAGAACGGTTATTATAGAGCGTGGATTGGTATGAGACTACCACTTGGCGAGTACAATAAGATGTATAATTACACTATTGAACAGGCTATGGACGCTTATAATGTTAAAGAAAATGCTAGTATTGCGTTTAAAAAAGTATTAGAGAATTCTAATGACAATAACAATTTACAGCAAAACTAATTGTGTTTATTGCACGAAGGCTAAGGCCTTGTTAAAAGGCCTTAACCTAGAGTTTACAGAAAAAACACTAGAAGAAGATTTTAACGGTGATGCCAAAAAATTAATAGAAGATATTGGTAAACCTGTAAGGACAATGCCACAAATTAAAGTTGATGGCAAATTGATTGGCGGATATAATCAGCTAGTAGAACACTTTGCTGATAAAAAAAAAGTTAATTTCAAGGGAGAAATAATTGGTGAATGATAATGAAAATATTATATTGTTTCCGTCAGATAAGATTAAAAGAAAAGTACCTGTCGGTGAAAAACAACAATCAAAGTTTGCCGAAGAACTTAAAAAGAAACAAACTAGAGACTTTGTTGAATCTTTAGTTGATGATATAGGATTTGAATTACTTAAAAAGTTTGTTGATAATGGCGTTAGAACTAAAACACAAACATTTACAAAGGACCTTGCAATAGTGATTGATACAATTAGAGGTCTTGTATATAGAGATTTTGAATTACCACACCCAGCACAATTGTTGAGTGAAAAAATGGTAGACTTAAAAGTTAATAAAGATGGTAATTTTAGAACAGCTAAGATTACTTACGATATGTTTATGAATAAACCTACTAAACCTAGAACTGGTTTATCAAAAGACATAAAAAAAGAATTAGAATATCTACGAGAAGGCGGGGACTTATTTGAACCTGATTTTGACCTAGATGACTAATAGTAGGCATACTTTAATATGCAGAAAGTGAGAGGATTAGACATATGTTTAATTTTTTTAAAACCCTAGAAGGAGATAATGTTATGGCTAGAACCAAACTATCAAAAACAGCAAAGATTAGAAATCTTTTTGCTAAAGGTGCTGATGTTTCTTGGAAACAAATGAGAAACACTTACGACCTTAAATCACCAGCTGCAATGGTTGGTAAATTAAGAAACGAAGGAATGATGATTTATGAGAAT